TTAAAAGATTCTTTTAGCGGTACTATAAAAGTGATTCCCGACTCTTGGTATACAGCCAGTAGACTAAGTATCGGAAAATCCACAAAGCAGAAAGCCGTAGAGGATGGTTTTATAGAGTATCACAACTGGGAGAAAGAGACAAAAGAAGCCTATGAGAAGTACGCACAGCAACTTAGAACGAACGGAAACGTATCGGATGCACTATTTGTAGAATGTCTGGTAAAAGACGTATCTAAAGAGCTAGAAACGGTTGAAAAGATGGTTACTGATCTAATCTCTGTAGGATACGACATGGTGTATATTACAGAGACACAGGACTGCATACATGAGAAATACAAAAAGAAGCTTAAGGGGGTCAAATTATGAGTGAAATCAAACATGTTCTTAAAGAACAGCTAGAAAGAGAAAAAAACTCAGCATTAAAACAGCTCACAACATCTAATCTTGATGCAATGTATAAGATTACAACAACATTATGCAATCTGGAAAAGATGGAGCATGGAGACATAGCGGAAACCGTCATGGATGCAGGAGAGAATCTTATTAAGAAGTACAGCAATGGCAAGTATGATAAAAATATAGATGCATTGTATGACAACTACTTAAGTGCTAAAATGGCATACAAAGAAAACGGAGATCAAGGACACCGTGATAAGCTTATGGAATCGGTCGGTAGATTGATGGTGGAAGTGTATGATATGCTTTCTTCCATGGTTATTGATTCTGACTTTATGGACGAGAGAAAAGAGATACAGCGACAGATAAAGAAACTTGCGGAAATGTAAAAAAAGAGGGTATTGAAACGGCATATTTTAGGGTTTACAATAAATATGTAGGAATTATACAGATTTGCTACAGCCTCCTTGTAAGTACAGAGTTTTTTAGCGTTTTTGGTTGCACGACAACAGGAAAAGAGTTCGAGGCTCGAGTGGGGTTCAAGTCCCCACATTTCTTTTACCTTGGCTTAGGTATATAAGTCTTAATCCATTACCGCAGACATAGCGGTATACAAACAATGTAGGAGGATATACAATGCAGAATTACGAACAGATTTTAGCAGAATTAGGAATCGAAATCCCAGAAGAGAAAAAGGCAGAGCTTAAAAAAAGACATGCCGAAAATTACAAGACTGTAGCTGACTACAATAAACAGGTAGAGAAAAAAGATGAATACAAAACATCTTTAGACGATGTACAGACCAGATTAGCTGAATTAGAGAAAGAAGATGTTGACGGTCTTAAGACTAAGATTACAACATTAACACAGGAGCTTGCAGACGAAAAAGAAGCAAGAGCAAAAGAAGCTAAGCAGACAGAGTTAAGAGACAAGGTAAAAGATTTCTTATCTGATAAAAAATTTGTAAATGCAATCACAGAAGACTCTATCCGTTCCCAGATGATTCAGAAGTTAGAAGAAGAGAATGGGAAAAATGCAGAAGATGTATTTAAAGAACTTACTACTAAAGATGGGAAACCAATTGAGAACATCTTGGTTGACGAAAAGAAAGCACCAGCTCCTAATATCCCAAGCTTTACAACTAAGTTCAACAGCGGAGAGCAGAAAAAGGGAACACAGAAGTTAAGGGAAATGTCTTTAGACGAAAGAATGAAGCTTAAGGCAGAGGACCCAGACTACTATGCAACCTTATTAAACGACAGATAGATAATACCGACTCACAATATGGAAGTGAGCCGCTAACCTAAAATCCCTTAATAGTTGTAGGTAGATGGGACAAAGATATACAAAGTCCTTATCTATTCACTTAGGGTAGAAAGGACTTTTTTTATTATGGCAATGACAGGATTATTTGGCGGTTTTTATTTTGACCCAGAAGAATTTTCTCGTTATATGACAGAAAACCCAACATGGAATGATGCGATTATTGCATCTGGTGTGTTAGCACAGGACAATACAATCATGGACTTAATTGGAGAAAAAGGAAACGTTGCAACAATTCCTTTTTATACACCGATTGATGAACAAGACTCACAGGCTTTGAACAACGATGGAGAAACAAACAATACACCTGTTGAAATCACAGGAAAGAAACAGACTTGCATGTTAATCCAGAGAATGAAAGCTTGGAAAGCAAAAGACTTTACAAAAGAGTTAACAGGTGCAGACCCTATGACTCATGTTGCAAACTCTGTTGCAGGATTTTATAAGCAGGTAAGAACACGTGACTTAATGACTACAGTTGATGCAGTTTTAAGCCTGTCTGGTATGGAAAACCATATTACAGACTTATCTTTAACTGGCGAGGGCACTGTAGGAGATGCAAACAAAATTGATGATACAACACTTATCTTCGCACAGCAGAAAGCTTTAGGAGATTCCGCTGACAAGATGGGATTACTTGTATTAAACTCTTACATCTACGCAAAGTACAAAGCAATGGGACTTGTTGATTACAACAAATACACTATTGCTAACGCAGTAGAAAGAGAAGTAAATCTTCCTACAATCGGTGGATTTATCCCACTGGTAACAGACAGATTTACAGTTGATACAACAGGAACAAACCCAGTATACAAAACTTATATGCTTGGTACAGGTTCAGTATTGACTTGTGATAAGACAAACTATGAAAATCCTTATTATACAGACTATGACCCAGAAACATCTGCCGGTATTGAAAAGCTGTATACAAAACAGGGTTATGTATTACATCCTAACGGATTTTCTATTAATGCTAACAAGATTGCAAAAGAGTCTCCTACAAATGCAGAGTTAGGAACTAAAGGAAACTGGTCTTTAGCATTTAATCAGAAGAATATCCGCATGGGTGTTATTAAATCCAACGGATAAAAAGGAGTGTGATATCATGGCGTACATTGACTATGAATATTACAAAACCCTTTTTGGAGAGAAAGCAATCCCAGAAGCAGACTTTAGCCGTCTGGTCTGGGATTCTTGCAAGAAGATAGATAATGCCACGACTGGTGTTGACAATGTGAAGAAACTTAAGATTGCTTTTCCAACAGATGAAGATGATGCAGAAGCAGTTAAAAGATGTGTTTGTGAGCTTCTGACGATCACTTATAAGATTGAACAAGCAGAAGCAAGGGTTGAAACATCACAGGGTTATATCACATTAGAAGATGGAACTGTGATGAGTAAGCAGGTAGCATCTAAGAGTGCAGGAAACGAGAGTATAAGCTATGTGACTTCCAGTAACGCAGGTACGGCTACATTGATAGATAAATGTCTAGCGGATAAGGAAGCACAAAAGCAACTATACGATGATAAGATAAGAGATTATCTGTCTGGCATCACTGATGCTAATGGAGTTAACTTGCTGTACATGGGAATATATCCAAGATAAAAAACGGAGGGATACGATGTATAACGATACAATCACACTTTTTAATAGGTATGAAAGTAAATTAGGAGATACATGGTATCCCTCTATTTTGCATAATACGAACCTAAACATGGATAAAGCAAGCATCGTTGCAAAGTACGGTTCTGACTCACAGGACAATGCTGTATTAAACGTGCAGTATAGCCTAAAAGACGGTCAAAAGATGGTAGGGAGTAAATTATGGCTACCGCCTAAAGAATGGCTTAAACAGACGAATGATAAGCTGTCAGAAGCTCTTACGTTTAGTTCTAAGGCGAATAGTTTTGATTTCTTTATCGTTGGCGAATGGAAGAATGAAGAACCGATTGCAGAGGATGATTATATTGACGGATTGTATGAAGAAATGAAACTTAAGTATGATTATGTCTTTGCAATAACTGGAAGTGCCTTTTACGACATAATCCCGCATTTTGAAGTAATGGCTAAGTAGGTGGTTATATATGGCTAAGAAGAAATTAGGAAATGTTAATGTGAATACACAGAACATGAGAGCTAATATCAGTCTGGCGAGATTCGATAAACAAATACAAAGTGCTCAATATTGGTTAGATAGTCAAGTTATGACCGATATGGTTCCTTATATGCCACACGAAACAGGCACGTTTATAAATGTGACAAGGGCAAAAAGTGCTTCACTTGCAGGTACAGGAATGGTATGTGCAGGTACTGGACCGATGGGACGTTTCTTATACTACGGTAAAGGCATGGTTGATGAACTAACAGGTTCTCCATGGGCAAGAAAAGGGGCAAGAAAGGTTCTTGTTTCTGAATTTGCAGGGCATACCAATGCAAAAGAAGACCTGTCCTATTCCAATCCTAAAGCTACTCCAAAATGGTTTGAAACAGCAAAGAAGAATCACGGTAAAGCATGGGTTACTCATGTTAAGAAGCAGGCAGGAGGAAGTTGATGGCAGAAGAAAAGAAACCAGTCAAGTACGACATTGATGGTTTTGACGTGATCACAACAGCATTGCAAGAACTGGTAAATCAATTCCCAGAATTAAGAGAGGGAGACGAAATTGCATTTTCTACATTAGATGATGCAAGCGGAAAAGCAATGTTCCCAGTAAGCGGTGCAGTGATTGAATCAGAAAAAGAGAGTATCACTGGTCACGTCACACAGGTTTGTCTGTATCCATTTTGCGTGATATATCGTGCAAGTGGTACAAAACCAAAGAGAAAAGCAGATATTAAAGAGTGGTTGGATAACCTTGGAAAATGGTTGGAAAAGCAAACAATCACAATTAAAAACAACACATATAAACTAGAAGAATATCCAGTGCTGACAGGCAATCGAAAGTTTTTGACGATTGACAGACAAACACCTGCATATTTGGACAGTATAAACGAAAACAAGTCTGAGAATTGGGCTATCAATATTTCTGCCCGATATCAAAACGACTTTGATAGATAAATTAACTATTAACTGGTCTACGACAGGATGTAGATCACTGACCTTGAAAAGATAAAGGAGAATCATAATGGCAGTTACAACAGGTAAAATTGACCGTAAGTATATGGCTCATTTCTTAGATGCAGGCTCTTTATGCGGTGGTAAAACACCATCCTATGAACGTCTTGGAAAAGACTTAGAAGAGTACAATGTCGAACTTAATCCCGATACAGAAACAAGTAAAAATATTATCGGAGAATCTACATTCAAACACAACGGATATGAGGTTTCTTCAGAAGCCGACCCTTATTATGCAGAAGCTGACAGCACATTAAGCCAGAAGTTGCAGGAGATCATTGATAATCGTTACAAAGACGATAATCTGAAAACTACCGCAGTAGAAGTACACCTATGGAAAGAAGCATCAAGCGGAGCTTATGAAGCATACGCAGAAGATTGTTATGTTGTTCCAACATCCTACGGTGGAGACACAAGTGGTTACCAGATTCCATTTACAGTTAACTACGCAGGAAACCGCAGAAAAGGTACTTACAACGTAACATCTGGAACATTTTCAGAAAGTGCTACACAGGACTTAAAAGACACCAGCAAAGCAGTTTTATCATAACAAGGAGTGCAGGATATGGAAGAACTTAGACGAAAAGTAAAAACTGGGGCATTAAATGTAATTTTAACGAATGAAAATGATGAGGAAATCGGAAGATTCTTATTCAACCCAGTTGATTTAAATATCATTAGAAGATATGAAGAGGTAGTTGCAAATCTTGAAAAGATGGAAGTACCAGAAGATGCAACAGAAAAAGACATTCTGGAATTATCCGACAGATTAGAAGAACAGATTGATTACTTACTCAACTCTAAAGCTTCTAAATCTGTATTCGCTATCTGCAATCCGCTGACGTTAACAGAAAGCGGAGATTTCTTTATTGAAAATATCATCGTTGAGATCGCGGACGTTATTGAGCAGGTAACAGACCAGAGAATCAAAAAGAAACAGGCGAAAATTAAAAGGGCAACGTCTAAATATCACAAATAATGGAAGTTTGGGAACTTCCTACATCCATAGTAGTTGGTGGCATAGATTATGAAATACGCACAGATTTTCGTGCAATTCTGGACATTTTAAAAACATTTAATGACCCAGACTTTGAGAACGATGAAAAGTGGATTGTTTGCCTTACCATTTTATACGTTGATTTTGGAAATATGCCACCACAAGACTATGAAGAAGCTATTGAAAAAGCCATCGAATTTATTGACATGGGTATCAAAGATGATGGGAAGAAACAACCTCATGTGATGGATTGGGAACATGATGCACCAGTTATCATCCCATCTGTTAACCGTGTACTTGGAAAAGAAATACGAGCTATGCAGTATTTACATTGGTGGACTTTTTTAGGTGCTTATATGGAAATTGGAGAGTCTTTGTTTTCACAGATTCTTAGTGTTCGCATGAAGAAAGCCAAAAGAAAGAAACTGGAAGATTGGGAAAGAGAGTTCTACAAAGAAAATAAAACGCTTATTGACCTAGATGTTAAATATTCCGAAGAGGAATTAGAAGAACAGAAACGTTTGAACGATTTACTGAATGGGAAAGGGGCGTGATTGAATGGCTACACAAAAAGCGGATGGAAGTATTTATATCAAAACAGAAATTGATACGACCGAAGCAAAAGCAAGTGTGAAAGAAATTGCATCCCTTTTAAAACGTTTATCCAATCAAGTAAAAACCATTGGAAAATCAATGGAAAAAGCCATGAGTGGCGGTATAAAAGCACCAGATACAAAAGGTATGGATGTTGTCGAAGAAAAAGCAAAGACCGTGGCTGAAAAACTGGAAAAGACCGCACAGGCAGAAAAAAAACTTGATAACATAGACATTAAGACGACTGCACTTGATACGTTAGATAAAGCAATAGAAACAACAGGACAGAAGCTTGCAGAGTTGGAAAAAGCACAGATGGATGTATTCAACAGAAATCAGAGTGCAACATCTTCTCCTGCGTTTCAAGCAATGGAGAGTGCCGCTTTTAAATTAGATCAGCAATATGAACAGTTGATTGCAAAAAAGAAGCAGTTGGAAACATCTACAACAGGAAACACTGGACTGCCTAAGACTGGAAAGCTGACAGGTGGAACAGGTCTGGCAAGTGAGGCAAGTGCTAACGCATTAGCTAAACTTAATGCAGAGATTACAGGCACAGAAACAAAGGTAGAACTGTTAAATAACAGCTTAGAGCAGACAGTACAGGCACAACAAAAGATAAGTGACAGCTCTATCAATACTACAGCTTATCAGATTCTTGAGCAGACACTACAGCAGGTAGAATCACAGTTTAATCAAGTTGCACAGACTCAGCAAGAGTTGTTCGCAAGGAATCAGAGTGTTACTTCATCTCCTGCTTTTATGGCATTAGAGAGTGCGGCAGAGAAGCTTGGTCGGCAGTATGATTCATTACTTGCTAAGAAACGGCAGTTAGAAAGCGGTGGGGGAGCAGTACAAACACCTGCGATCAAGACAGCCCCTATGACTGGTGCATATTCTGCCACGGCATCTAGTGCAAGTCAAAAAGCTTTGGATGCCTTAAACAAAGAAATAACACAGACAGATGCAAAAGAAAAAGGACTTGTTAACACAAATAGTAGGCTTGGTTCATCATTTAAGAATGTCAGTCAGTCTGCGGACAGTGCTAAGACAAAGACAGGCGGTATTTCATCTATTTTTAGTAGGATGGGTGGAGTTGTATCTGGACTTGGAAAACGTCTTGGTGGACTGGCACAGAACTTCACAAGCACTACAAAAAGTGCTAATAATGCAAGCTTTTCTATTGGTCGAATGATTGGTATGAGTGTATTATATTCTACCGTTTTTGGAATGATTTCTAAAGTTAACAGTGGAATCATGACAGGTATCAATAATCTTGCTCAATATTCAAGTTCAACTAATGCTTCTATATCTTCTATGATGTCAGCACTGACACAGCTACAGAACAGTTTAGCAACAGCATTTGCACCGATACTGTCTGTAGTAGCACCTATATTAACGGCATTTATAAATATGTTGTCAAGAGCGATTACTTATGTAGGTATGTTTATAGCAGCACTGACAGGACAGAAATCTTTTACGAAAGCAAAAGCTGTTCAAGAAGATTATGCTGCATCGTTGCAAAAGACTTCTAAGAGTTCTAATAGTGCAGCGAAGTCTACAAAGAAAAACACAAATGCAACAAAAAAAGCAAATAAAGAGATGCAGACATATCTTTCTGGTTTGGACGAAATCAGACAGTATCAGAAAGAAAAAGACAATACATCTAGTCCAAACTCAACGCCATCAACAGGTGGCGGAGGTGGTGGCGGATACACAGGACCATCCATCGGAGATATGTTTGAAAAAGTTCCGATTGAATCATCTATTGCAGATATAGCGAAGAAGATTAAAAACCTTATTAAAAAAGAGGACTGGGAGGGACTTGGAGCTTATATTGCATCTGGCATCAATAAAGGATTGCAAAAAATCTATGATGCTATCAATTGGAATAATGTAGGACCGAAGATAACGTATTTTGTAAACGCATTTACAAGGACATTCAATAGCCTTGTAGATCACATAGATTGGGATTTGATGGGACGTACTGTAGGTGCAGGTATTAATACAATTGTCAACACTCTTAATCTTCTGATTGAGGGAATTGACTGGAAGAACTTAGGAGCAAAAATTGGTATTGGAATCAATGGTATATTCAATGAGGTTGACTGGTCTAATGTAGGACGGTTGTTTGCTAACCGTATCAACATTCCGTTTCAGATGCTCGCAGGTGCAGTAAATACCCTTAAATGGGATACAATCGGTAAATCTATTGGGCAGGGATTAAACGGTGCGATAGAGCAGATAGACGTTAATTCTATTAGTCTTGGACTTTCTGGTCTGGCAATCGGAATACTTACAACACTGGAAAATGCCTTAGATACTACAAACTGGTCATTACTAGGCACTAAATTAGCACAGTTATTGGCTGGAATTGACTGGGTAGAAATCTTAGTAAAAGCAATATCTGTTGCAGGTAAAGCACTCAATGCCTTAACTAGTCTTGGAACGTCCTTTATGGATAATTTAGCAAAAGGTATCACAAATGGTACACAGCAGTTTATCAGTAAAGGATTATCAGCACTGACAGATTTTACTGCAAATCTAAGAAGCAATGCGGGGAAATTGGTGGATTCTGGATTGAATCTTATGTTAAATCTGGCAAAAGGAATTATTAAAGCACTCCCAGATATTATTGAGAATGTACCTCAAATTGTGATTAATATTGCAAGCATAATAAACGATAATGCTCCTAAGGTTTTAGTCGCAGGAATTAAATTGATTGGCGAATTAATTAAAGGATTGATTCAAGCGATCCCTACACTTATTGCTAATATCCCTAAAATTATATTGGCAATGGTAAGCGTATTTACTGCTTATAATTGGTTGTCTCTTGGTAAAAGTCTTATTGTGGGCATTAAGAACGGTATCATGGGTGCAAAACCTAATGCAGTCAATGCAATAAAAAACGTATATAGCAGCCTTGTAAATGGTATCAAAAATTTGCCTAGCAAATTAAAAGAAATAGGTACTAATGGTGCCAAAAATGTTGGAAGTGGTATCACTGGTAAATTATCAACAGTAAAGACAGCCGCAGGGAAAATTATTACATATGCAGTCAATGGAATTAAGGGATTACCTAGTAGTTTAGCTACTAAAGCAAAAGATGCAGTAGTGAAAATGAAAGATAAGTTTACAAAAGTGGACTGGTTAAGCGTTGGAAAGAACATTGTAAAAGGTATAGCAAAAGGTATTGGAGATTTTGCATGGATTTTGGTTGATAAAATGACAAGTCTTGCAAGCAAAGCGTTTGATTCAGTAAAGAGTTTCTTTGGAATCCATTCTCCATCAAGATTAATGCGAGATAAGGTTGGAAAGATGCTACCGGCAGGTATTAGTGTTGGTCTGGAAAGAGCATTCCCAGATACAATAAAAACCTTTATGAATCAGTCTAAAGAGTTGGCAAGTGTACCATTTAAAACACCAGAGATTGCAACAGGTAAGATTATACCTGCGAAAGCATCCGCAGTGATCGCACAGAAACAGAGTGGTACAAACAGCAATAATAATGACGTAATTAACTTACTTGAACAGCTATTAGCAGTTATGAAAGATTTAGAATCAGACAATAACGGTAACAATGGTGGAGATTATCACTTTACCGCACAAATCAATCGCAGAACGTTATTTGATGAATTTATCGAAGAAGCGAAACTAAGACAAATGAGTAACGGTAGAAACCCATTCAGCCTTGCGTAGAAAGGAGTAGATATGGCACAAGATTATATAAAAATCAACGGTGTGAAAATATGGCAACCAGATTGTGACATAGCTGTAGCACTCGAAACCACGTATACGCAAGGTTCAACAAGGGCACAGTCTGGAAAAGGGAAATTTACACCGATGTTTACGGTAGAGCGTTTCCCATATACAGCTACGGACATTCCAATGTCAGAAGCTTCAAAAATCCTGCAAATGGTAGCAAAAGGAAAACCTTTTGATTTGCATTATTTTTCCGTGTACCACAATGAATGGAGAACGGCAAAGTTTTATGTCGGACAGGTATCGGACATAAAAATACAAACATTGGAGAAAAACAAAGAGAAATTATCTAGTTTTTCGTTCAATGCACAGGGGGTTAACCCGATATGATAAATGTAAGTAATGAGTTTAAAACTCTAATGTCAGAAAGACAGGATTTTAAAGAGTATGCAGAAGTTACACTTGCAAATGGCACAGTTTTAGAACTGACAGAGGATGATTTTTCAATAGATAACAATAGTCTGGTTGATTCTGCGGGGGCAAACTCTATTCCTTTAGGAGTTGCCCTTAGTAGAAACGTACAGTTAGAAATTATGAACGACGATGATCACTTATCTGATTATGATTTCTTTGGAGCAAAAATCAGACTATATCTGACGTTTGAATTATCATCTACAACCGAAAAAATTGAATACGGTACATTTACCGTCACTCAACCAGAAACCTACGGAAGTGTTGTAACGATTGTTGGATACGATGATATGTATAAAGCAGATAAGACATACAGCACAACATTGACATTCCCTGCGACAGCAAAGAGTGTGTTAATTGATAGTTGTGATACCTGCGGTATCTTGATTGGAGACAGTAACTTTTTACACAACGACTTCCAGATACCAACCATGCCATCTAGCGAGTACACACACCGACAGATTATAGGATTTATAGCCATGCTTGCCTGCGGAAACGCAAGAATTGACCGAACAGGACATTTACAGATAATGACCTATGATTTTAATTACAATAGCGGCAATGTTCATAATTTGACCGATTACAACACTCTGACGAATGATACAAATGATGTGCAAGTAACAGGTGTGCAAATGACACGTACTGTCAAAAAAACTGTAACTGACGAAGAGGGCAATGAGAACGAAGAAGATGTTGAAGAAACTGTAAAGGTAGGTGCAGACGGTTATATTCTATCTTTAGAGAATCCACTTGTAAAAGGACATGAGGAAACACTTGTTTCTTGGGTTTATGACAAATTTAAAACAGTGACATTCCGTGGATTTACAATGGATTACATATCTTATCCAATTGCTGAGTTTATGGACAAGATAAAGGTCACAGACTGGAAAGGGAAAAGCTTCTATTCAGTATTAACTGATGCAAACTTTGTATTCTTTGGGTATACAACACTACAAAACAGTGCAGAGTCTCCAATGAGAAATCAAAGTAATTATACATCGAGTGAGCAAAAAGCACTGATTCAAGGAAAAGAATTAGTTGAACGTGAAAAGGCAAATCGTGAAATTGCGATTAAAAAACTGAACGAAACACTTAAAAGCGGTAGTGGATTGTATTCAACGGAAGAGAAGCAACCAGACGGTTCTAGTATTTATTACCTGCATGATAAGAGGTCGCTTGCTGAATCAAGAAATGTTATTAAGTTAACATCCTCTGCAATCGGTTTTTCCACGGATGGCGGTAAAAATTATCCATATGGTTTTACAATTACAGGCGAAATGATAACAAGATTGCTTTATGCAGAGGGAATCAATGCAGATTATATCAACACTGGTGCATTAACAGTCAAAGATAAGTCTGGAAATATTATCTTCTATGCAGATATGGAGACTGGTACTGTAAAGATTTCTGGGGACAACGTCACGATTGGTGGCAAAACAGCACCAGAAGCAATTAGTGATGCTGTGAAAGAATCTAAGAACTACGCAGATGGTAAAGTATCAGATTTTGCAGAAACAGTTACAAAAAGTGTAGCGGACCTACAGAACCAGATAGACGGACAAATTGAGACGTTCTACCACGATTACGAACCAACATTAAAAAATATCCCTGCTTCTGACTGGACAACAGAAGATGATAAAAAGAAGCATGAGGGAGACTTATTTTATTGGAAATCTAAAGGATATGCCTACAGATTCTTCAAAGATGGCGACACATGGAAGTGGCAGTTAGTACAAGACACGGACGTTACAAAAGCATTAAGGACAGCATCTTTCGCACAGTCCACAGCAGACAGTAAATGTCGTGTATTTTTGACACAGCCTACACCACCTTATGATACTGGCGATATGTGGAATCAAGGACAGAACGGAGACATCCTTACTTGCGTTGTAGCAAGGGGAGAGGGTGCAAGTTATGTGGAAACCGACTGGCAGAAGCTTAATAAATACACAGATGATGAGACTGCTAACAAGGCACTGGAAGAAGCGAGAAAATCTCGTGCAATGATTATCAATCTGGACAACGATTATCAAGCAATCACGACAGATTATAAGGGAGAATATACATCATTTCCAGAGTGCCACACGACAGCACAGGTATTGTACGGTCATACCGACATATCAAACGACTGTACTTATAATGTGCAAAAGTCGGGTGGTGTTGTAGGCTCTTGGAACAGCTCAACACACACCTACACTGTAACAGCATTAACAACAGATGTTGGATGGGTGGATATTACAGCTAATTACCTTAATACTTATTCTGTCACGAAACGATTTGACATTGCTAAATTAAAAGGTGGTATCCCCGGAGAAACAGGTGCAAAGGGAGAAACTGGTGCCACGGGCCCACAGGGGGAAAAGGGAGCTACTGGTCCGCAAGGAAGTGCAGGAAGAACATACTTCATGGAAACATCGTCTAGCATCGTGAAAATGTCTGCGGACAACACAATCGTGCCGAACTACATTACATTATCTGGTTATTACCGTGACGGTACAGCAACAGCACGTACAGCTTATAAGTGTCGATTCAAGATTGAGGAAACAACGGACGGAGATACATACACGACCGTTTATACTTCATCCTCAGATGAAACTGACATTACCCATGCACTGTACTCTGTGCTAGCAAGTGGTTCAAGCGGTGTTACTGCAAGCGGTTCAAGTGGTATCGGTATCTCAAGAAATCTTACAGCGTTAAGGTGTACGATGTATGCCGCAGGTGGATTTTCACAGGTGTTGGATATTGAGACAATTCCAGTAGCCATTGACGTAGATGCACTGACTCACGAAGATATATTCAATCTGCTGACCAACGACGGAGCATGGCAAGGTATTTATCGTGGGTCTGACGGTAAGTTGTATATCAACTTTACTTATGCTAGAGGTGGAACATTAAATCTTGGTGGAAAAGCAAACACGTACGGTAATGGACAAATGCACGTTTATGATGCAAATGACAATGAAATTGTTGACATAAACACGAAAGGGATAGTCGTAACGCATTATATATCAGGCATGGGAGAAAAGCCAATATCATATGTGTGTATAACACCAGACGTGTTCGGTGGTATATATTTATCTGAAAACAAGGATGGAACTGGTGCATGTGCGATTTTGTCCCCAGATGAGATTGTATTAAAAAATAACAGCAGTGGACCAATTACAGTACAAACAGACATAACAATGCATATGACGGATGAATCACTTTATCTTGGGTCGGTAAGTAATTATAAATTTCATTTTGGAAAAGAAAAATCAAGTTTTTATCAGCCAGTTACTATTGGCGGAAGTTTGTCTGTTGCAGGAACAAAAAACAGAATCATAGATACAGAAAATTACGATACAAGAAAGCAGTATTGTTATGAAACAGCAACCCCATATTTTGGGGATATAGGTTCTGGATGTACTGATAATACAGGAAAATGTTACATAGACATTAACGATATATTTTCAGAGACAGTAAACACAGGTGTTGAGTACCAAGTATTCTTGCAGAAAGAGGGGCAAGGCGATATATGGGTAGAAGAAAAGACCGATAGTTACTTTGTCGTTCGAGGCACTGAAAACCTTAAATTTTCGTGGGAAATCAAAGCAATTCAGAAAGATTACGAATTTGAACGACTTGAAAAATTCGATAACTCAGAAAAAGAAGAAGTGATTGACTATGAGAAAGAATATATGGAAGAAATCAACGATTTGATTAAAGAACAGGAGGAAATGTTAAATGAAACAGTTGAGTAGCTTTATGGTATTAAATATTGACGGTGGAGACAGAGTATCATACACATACAATGAGATTGACGATAACACAGGAGAACCATTGTCACAGAATAAAAAAGAAAATTTCTGGGTAGTAGATAAAGAACTTAAAAAGCACATTGATGCTATCAGAAGCTACGTCAGAGAAAACAAGTTGAATTAAGGAGTGATGTTATGGCAATCAATATACCTTTAGTACATATATCGGATTTAACAGAGAAAAAGACAATATCAAATGATGATTACATGCTTACTGGTGGGAGTACCGCCAGTAAGGTTAAGTGGTCAACGATCGTGTCTCTGATAAAAACTAAATTAGGGATTGGAAATATAGAAGATAGTATAAGTAAAATACAGTCAGATATTTCTACGTTAAATAGTGATTTTTCAAGTTTACAGTATAAAACCTATGGCATTGATGGAATTGCTATTAAAAAAAATAGTCAGTTAGCAATGATTTATATATGGTATGGCAAAAGTTTGACAGGCGGTAATACAAATCAAACTTTATTAACATTGCCCAACGGTATTACATTTAACAATGAAGTTTTCACTCCTTGTGAAATCATTGACGGAAGTTGGACTCCATGTGGAAATACTGGGTACATAACTATACATAACAATACAGTGGACATAAGATGCAAAGATACAACATCTTACGGTGTCGTAATAGCAAATGTGATTGTTCCTGCATCATACATTAATATTCCATAGTTCTATTAACTAAATAGTGATTTTTCTTTCGATTTTACATTAGTTTCAAACGGCAACTTAAAAACCTATTTGAATGTATTCAAAGTTAAAAATGAGCTTATTATAATTGGTGGAGTTGACGTTCCATTTAAATAGAAAAAACATATTCTTTCTTGATAATAAACGGATTGACTGCCGTTCAAAAAATGCAACAAGTCCGCAATTTACGTTCATGTTTCCAAATTTAACAGAAACAAAGCGTATATCTGATGGTTACTGGTATGACAACACTTATCACGCAAGTTTTATGGCATGAAAAGATGAAAATGTTGTTTATTTTGCTTCAAGTTGGCAAGTAGTATCTCCAACAGGAACAGTTACTTACGATGTCTATGCAAGGTAAGACTAATTATCAAATATAATTCCACCTTGATCTATATACACATTTGGTGGTGCTATAACCGTATAAAATCCCCATTGTGGAAGATTGTTTATAGTAATTACATTTTTGCTTGCAGAACATGATATATCTCCAGATACAACATTGGTAATTGCATTAATGATAATATCTTCGTTACTCATATTTATTGAGATTATGGCACAGCGTGAAGAACCGTTTCCGTTTCCAAACAAAAATAGTGCGATTTTGTCACTTTTTGACTTTAAATTATCGTAATTTGATATGGTTACAGATATGCTCGTACCACTTCCACTTGTTTTAATTACTATATTGCGTAATTTATTGGTTAAATCACTATTTAACGTATAAATAAAAAAACACCCTGCATGAAGCAAGGTGTAAATAAATTACAAATGGAGATTAAGAAAGAAGAAAATCTCCATTCACATATTAACACAAACACTTAATAAATGAAAGGAGAAACTATGAATCTCAAATTAAGATTAAAAAATAAGGCAACATTAACATCACTGATTATGGCAGCAGTGGCATTTATCTATCAGGTTTTAGGTATCTTAAATGTCGTTGTTCCAATCTCCCAGAATGACGTAGTGCAGGTGTTGGGTATCCTTATTAACTTATTAGGAGTTATGGGTATCTTAGTTGACCCAACAACACCGGGAGTAGGAGATAGTGAACTTGCAAAAAGTAAAAATGATATTGCAGAAGTGATTGAATACAAAAAGGAGGACTAACAATGGCGAACACAGTCAATAAGGTTCTTAATGTAGCTAAAGGAGAAGTTGGTTACTTAGAAAAGAAAAGTAATAAGTATCTTAACGATAAAACAAAAAATGCAGGTAGCAACAACTACACTAAGTACGGAGCATACTTTGGTATTAACGGACCAGATGCTTACTGGTGTGACATGTTCGTGGATTGGTGTATGGTGCAGGCATACGGCAGGGATGTAGCAAAAAATCTCTTACATGGATTTAGTGCATACACTCCAACATCAGCACAAAAATTCAAAAACAATGACCAGTGGCATAAAACGCCACGGATTGGAGACCAGATTTTCTTCAAGAACTCTAAAAGAATCTGCCACACTGGAATTGTGTATGCAGTCACAGACGAGATGGTGTTCACGATCGAGGGTAACACAAGCAATGGAGAAGCAGTTATTCCAAATGGTGGTGCAGTGTGCAAGAAGTCTTATGCTTTAGGCAATAGTCGTATCGCAGGATATGGACGACCTAAATATGATAACGTAAAAGTATCATACAGCGTTGTAAAAAAGAACTCTTCCAAGAATGCGATCAAGTGGTTACAGAAAAAACTGAACGCAAATTGTACATACGCAAACGAACATCCATTAGCGATTGACGGAATCTGGAAAACAAAGACAACGAAAGCCTTGAAGAAATACTGGAAACAGTTAGGATGGAACACGTCTGGAACATATGCAGGAAAGAAAACTTGCACGGCTTTGAAAAAAAATCGAAAAAAGTAGTTGCAATGTCGAAAATGATATGATATTATAAACAACGTTGAAGCGAGAATGTTCCATTTTCGTTCCAACCAAAAATGAGAACAATAGAGTTTATGCGGTTTAACATAGATTTGATTCCTTGACTTTTAATCAAGTTGTCCGGGGTTCGAATCCCCGCACGCTCACTTTAAAAAGCACGGTTGCCAAATGGCTAAATACCGTGCTTTTCTTGTATTTATGCGGTTTTTAAGGGTATGACCTATCTAAAAATCATACACTTAAAAGTAATCGAAAGTATCTAAAGTTTAGGGAAGTATTTGTTCCATCCGTGTTCCATGTTCCATACGTATTCCAGAAATCTAAGATACCATTTCATTTAGTTGTTCCATTTTTCGTTCCATAGGCTGTTCCACTTTTTGTTCCAAATTTAAGGCATCATTTACAGCGGATATACTATCTTCTTTTTCTAACATTAAGTGATTATATACTTCCAGAACGACCTTTTCAGAATCCCCTACAAGCCTTGCAATCATTTTTATGCTAATCTTAGGGAATTGGTAGCATAAGTTGGTACAATAGTTGTGACGGAAAATGTGACTTGTTAAATCCTCAATAGGACTTTCGCTGACTCCCTGCATTGCTTTTATAATCCTACCCCACATTCTGCGGAAACCAGATTTTGTCATAGGCTTGTAATTACGATTTATGAATAAGTATTTCCTGCCATCTTTTCTAAGTTGTTTTATGTAATTAGAAATTGTGTCGAATACGTTATCTGGCAGTGGCAGTGTTCTTTCTCCGTTCTGGATGTTTTTTACTGATTTTTTCTTTGGTATGTTGTCTGATATGTCGTGTGATTTGTCAATAGATACTTCTCTTGTTTCTAGATTAAAGTCCGCTTCTGTTAGTGCTAAGGCTTCTCCACACCGCAATCCGCAGCCATAAATGATATAGACATATATTTTATCCATTAAATTAAAATCTGCCTTAAAAACGGCTTTCTGTTCGTCTGGTGTCAATGGGCGTTTTTCTTTCGCTTTGTAATTTATAGATTCAAAGTTGTCGAATATATCAGCAAATGATTGTGCGGAATAAATGCGATCACAAACAGCAGAGTGTAGGACCTGCTTAAATGTCATAACTATTTGTTGTTGTGTCCGTGACTTGCCTTTAGCATCGTTTAGAATCAATTGTAAGTGGCTACGCTGTATATCTTGTAGCTTAACGTATTTAATGCCGTTAAAATGGACGTT